TCATTTCACTTTACACAAAACCGATGAACACTCTAATTCCCTCAACACTTCTTCTACACTCTCTACTGCCACAACTTCATCATCTCTCACTTTTTCGTGTGGTAACACATAATCAAAAATCTGTCCGTTTTTGCGCACAATCGCTACTGTGTTCCCTGAAATATAGCCTTTATCAATCGCTTCTTTAAACTCATCTATATATAACATATTTTATCCTCCACTTATCTATTCGATAAAAATCCTAAAAATAGACAATTTTAAATTTTTCTGTTCTGATAGACAAAAAAAGATAAATATTTTTCAAAAAAGTTTTAAAAAGGTATTGACTTAGGTGCTACCTGATGTTATAATAAGTATGTAAGTAAGACAAAGGCTTACAAAAAAATAAATCGCAAGGCCTGTAAGAGGCTGAGGAGGAAAATATGAAATACTTTACAACTGACATCGAAAACCTTGAAAACATCACAATCTTTGAAGAGTTTGGTTTTGACTTTGAAGAATCAGAAGACGGAATTTGGTACACAGAAGATAAAGCGATGTTTGACTGGTGGAACGAACTTGCTCAAGCAATCGAATTTTTAAACGATAACGGAATTGATGCAGAAACTAGCGAACTAGCTGACTACGTAACAGTTGCTAAAGAAAACGGATTTGAATTTTAATTAAGAGGGGCTGCCGCTCCTCTTTGTTGGTAAAAACCATGAGAAAATTAGACTTAACAGGGAAAACATTCAATCGCTTAACTGTTATTAAAGAGGTGCCGAACTCAAAAAAGGACACGTATTGGTTATGTCAGTGTTCGTGCGGGAAATTTGTTGAAATCAAGGGAACCGCTATTAAAAACGGAACAACAAAATCATGTGGCTGCTTGGCTTTAGAAATCGCTCAAAACCTAGCTAAAGAAACCGAAATAGTAGAAAATGCACATGATGGATATAATAAAAAACGTGTTGATGGCATTGCTACCTTTTTGATTAACGATAAGATACAAAAAAATAACAAGACTGGTTATAAAGGTGTTTTGCAATATAGATTAGCTGACGGATCAGCAAGATTTAAAGCTTATTTAACCGTTGGTGGTAAAGTTTACAGCAAAAGAGGCTTTAGCACGTCAGAGGAAGCTTATAACTATCGTCTGGGACTGGTTGAAAAATATGTACCAAAGGAGAGACAAAATGACAAAAACAACAGCACAACGCAAAAAATCAATTTATATCAATGGAGCACTGGAAAAGGTTTATGATGAGTGCAGCAACGGTATGCGCAATCGTACGTTTAGTGGTCGGGTCATGGATATTGCAGAGCGTTATGATGCTCTGATGGGACTAACAGAGATTCCAGATCTGACACCACAGCAGCAGGTAATTTTAGGTGAGGCTGTTCTAGGTGCTTTTATGGATCGCAACAAAATCAGATATTTGCATGACGCTATTGTCGATACAGAGATTGACGGATGTGTTAGTTTAGCAAAAATTGTTAAAGACTTAGACTACACACAACGCCTAAAATTGATAGAGTCGATTAATATTTGAGCAGCTAATATTGCTGCTTTTTTATACACAAAAAATAACCGCTCATTAAATGAGCGGTTTTACTGCAGCTTCAAATTGTGTTTTTTCATTTCTGATAAAACTAATTCCGTTTTTATACGTTCAGCAAAATCACCTTCTTCAATTTGTTCTGCTTCGTAGTAGTAGTCTATTATTGGTTCAAATCCAAGCGCTTCATTAAAATTTCCACGAACAACAAAAAGGTAGTCATTAACTAACCCTTCTTTGATATCTGCTTCTATTTCGGATATCAAATCGTTATAATCGTATCTAAAAATAAAATTCCCATCATCTATCCATTTTTGAATAGACATGATATTTTTTAAACTGATTTTTTCAAAGTCCACGTCACCTTTTCTATATTTTGAAATAGTAGAACGTGACATTCCTGTAACTGATTCTAATTCCCCACCAGAAATGGTCTTGTTCGACAAGACCATTTTAACTTGTGTTGTGTTAATTATCATTTTATTTCTTACCTACCACAATTTTCTAAATATACAATTTAGCAATTCTCTCTAATTCTTCAAAGAAATCATCGAATTTAATATCGCTATAAGCCGTTTCTTTTTCTGCGTAGTATGCTGTAATATTGTTGTGGTACATTTCGATTGCGTCATCATAATTACCAACATTATTAACTAATTTACGATAAGCTAAGTAGTTTAAGATTACATCACTATCAACTGCATAAATCTTGTTATTTAACTCAATAGTATTCATTTTATTTAACCTCTGTTTGTTTATTTATCTTTATATATATTATATCGTATATTTAAATATACATCAAGAGATATTTGTTGTTTTTGAAAAAATGTTATAATTTTTGGGAAGAACTTTAACTGCTATTTATCTTTATAAAAAAACCGCCCTCGATTAGAGAGCGGTTAATATTTATTTCAGTTTTTCTTTGACAGCATCTACTGCCTCTTCAACAGCATCTTTAGCATCATCTGCTAGTTCTTTACCTTTAGCAATTGTTTTTTCGACAAAACCTTTTGCCTCTAACTCTTTATCGCCAGTTAGCTTACCAGCTCCTTCTTTAAGGCTACCTGATGCTTGTTCAACTTTTGATTTTAGTTTTTCTTGTGACATAATGTGCCTCCTTATTATTTTTATTCTATGGTAACATTTTGATTATTTCTAGGCAAATAAAAAAGCAAGAACCGCTAGTGTCAGGCGATTCTTGCTAGTGTGATTATCTCATGGTTATGCGAGTATGTCAATAGAGGTAATCAGCACAAAAGGTATGTTCTAAATCCAAGTTATTGATTTTATAGCAGTATGCCGAATTCGCTTGTAGGGGTTGTTTCGGCTCTCATGCAACGTAGCTGGCCTAAAGACCCCTGTCTCATCTCTTTTTAATCCTACAACAACTAATTTCTTCTTGTTGTCTTTATAAAAAACAACACTCAATTTCATTGTATTTTTAGTTAAATCCTTATCTAAAATACAGACGTTAACTCTAAACTGATAGAATATTTCATATAAAAAATTATAATTATCGACTCTAGGAAGAACTTCTCTAAAATTTGGATGTTTTGAATAATTCGATAAGAGGAAAACATCTGCTTTCACAGCTTCAACCCAATTTGTTGCGCGATACTTTGTTTTCAACTTATGAATACCTAGAAGATGATACAAATCTCTTATATCAAATAAAATCATAAATTCGGGTAAATGCTTAAAATTAGTCTCAACTTTACACCTTTTCCCACAAAAATTTAGCTCATAATCATTAACTATTTCTTTGAGATCCACTATCAAAAAACTTTCTACAAAATAAAAAAAGCACGGACCGGAAATATCCTCCGGTCAGGGCTAACGATTAGAGGTGCAAAACTCTAACTCTCTATTGTGCTTCTTAGGCTTATCGCAAGAGAACAGTTCTTAAGCTCTGCCAAGCCGTATGATGTGCTTTCAGTCATACGCCCGTATCACTACGGGTTCAACGAACAACGAAGACGTTGGGTTAGAAAGGATGATAAATGAACGAAATTTATCTTCTATAACCACCCTCATTATGACATGTCTTGAACTTTTTGTCAATAAATGCGAAATTTTTTGCAATAAAAAACAGCCCCCGCAAAGCGAGGGCATTTGTCTTATCTAAAGGAGCTTTACCTCCTGTTTTATACTTGTGTGGCATTAGCTAAATACTTATCTTCGACCCATTGGTCGGATTGCGGTGCATTAATACGTGACCAACCGTTTATTTTTTCGTATACTCTCACACGAGTACCCGCTTTGATAAACTCTTTATCGGTGCTACTTGCGTTTGGTTTGGATTCTACATAATAATCTGTGCTAAGGGTTGCTTCGTAGTACGGCGTATTTGAGTTATCTAGCTTAGTATTAACATCTAAACGCTGATTAAAGCTAACTGCTTCTTGCGGTTTATCTGCTTTTGGTAAAGTCACTTGACTATTGTCGTCAGCTAATAAAACGACATTTTTATCTAGCCCCCCAGCGATTCCGACGCTTGTAAATTGCCACCAGCGGACACCGTCCATTGACGGGAAATAGTCCCACAGTGGTTCAGAGCGCACCTCATAATCGGGATAGCCTGCAATCCAAATACTGTTGGGGTATTTAGCAATAATCTGCTGATAATCAATATTATTAAGCGTAAATGGTTTATAGCTGTAATAAATAGGCTTATATCCAGCGTTTGCAATTTTATCCATAAACGCAATAACTGCATTAGTGTTAGCTTGTTTGTCGGAACTTGCAGAGTCTTCGTAGTCAATGACTAAGTAAGAGACTTTTTTGCTTGGTAAATTGGACAGAAATAAATCTGCTTCTCGTTGCGCTAAGCTACTATCTCCTCTAAATCGTCCAAAGTGATAATAACCAATCGGGTCACTAGTATTAGCTTGTTGCTGATGCCTATCAGACAGCCAAGCGAGCGACTCGGATACTTTGATAATCGTTTTAGTAGTGCTAGCTTGCTGACAAGTAGCAGTTAAGTCTGCTTGTTGATAAGCTGATACATCAATAAAATAATCGCCTTTATTTAGTCCTATATTACCTGTAACAGTAACTGCATTTTTAAAAACTTTTGGTCTAAATGCAGTAGGATAAGTCGCTGAATATGGTATTTTTACTAAATTATATGCTCCGTTTGCTCCACCTTGGTTTTGACCTAAAAACCATCCGTATCCACCACCAGCATCACTATCAAAAATAGCAACATGACTGTACGGTGTAACACCTGCAACTACCATAAAAATTGCGACATCTCCCGCTTGCATAGTCTCTACTTCGTCAAAGTAGTTTAAAATACCATTTTCGTGACGTTGCTCCCATATATCCCTTGCGTATCCTGTATTTGTACAGTTTGCGTATGGCAGTCCTAGATACTTACAGTAATCTGCGTAGCCATCCCAACATTGCGCACCAAACGATCCATCAATATCGTAAGCATTGCCATTTGAACGACTTTTATATTCCTGGTATGTAGCCATTTATCCCTCCTCTTTAAAAATCAAATAAAATGGATAAGCAAAAAAAGCAATCACAGATAACGGCACATACAGTATTGCGATTGCTAGTATTAATGCTAATCGTGTGATTGCTTTCATTTTTATCCTCCTATTTTTTTGGCTCTGTGTAGGATAGAGCTCGGCTGCTATCTGATACGCCTTCGGTTGTTGGGTCTGTAACAACTCCAAGTAATACCAAAAGCGTTACAGCTGTGTTGGCAATATCCGCAATGTTTGATGGTAATTTAATACCTAATTGCTGCGCTAGCAAAAATATAGCTCCTAAAATAGCCATCAAAGTTACTTTGTTTTGTAGTCGTAATTTTAAATTAATCATAGTTATTTTCTCCTGTTAAATAATGTTTTGATTTGCTCTTTATTGATGATGATGTCGTCCTCGACACGATCTAAACGTTCCTCGTGACGATCAATAACAGCTTTTGTAATCTCTCGGTCTCTATCTATATTTTTGAGCTCGTATGCTAGTTCTTTGAGTGAGTCCTTGAGCTGAGCCATAGCAATCTCGTTAGCTTCCATTGCTTTTTTAAAGGGATTAACAATAAACCCCCACAAACCGAGTATCGATAAAATAGCCCCACTTGCTGCGCCAATCTGTAATAAATCAAACGGCATCTAACCACCCCTAATCATGTTTTACCAAATCCGCATATTTGATAACTGTGACTTTTTCCTCTTCCTCTAGCTCTTTAAGAGTTTGTGCCTCGTACTTAAATGGCTCGTTAACATGTACAAAGACAAGATTGCCTTCGCCAGCTTCACCATCTTCTTCTTTGGTAGTATCTACAACTGTAAAGACATCATAAGCTTGATACTCGCCTTTTTTAGCAGGCTCAATAAGTTCTAACATGCCTTTGTAAATATCAGGCTCGACTTTATCGCTAGTGGTCAATACGTGGATAGTTTGCAAGTTAATCATCTTTTTTGTGCGCTCTGCTGATACCTTAGCTAGTCCTGCGGCTGCTTGGGCTGTTTTAGCAGTCTTAGCGGTTCCTTCAGAGATTTTTGTGTCGTAGTCTCTTTGAAGAATGACCTTGATAGACTTCGCACCAAGTCTTTTGTTTGCTTTGGTATAAATCTCAAGTATTTGTTTTCTATAAATTTGATTATCCAAATCTCTTTTTGAGGGCTTATGTTTTAGAAATTTATAGTAAGTGGAGCGATTGACACGTAAAACACGACACAAGGTTGTTGTGGCGTGTTCAAAGCGTAACCGATAGACAGCGAGGAGTCTTACTTTAAGTTTTGCATGAATATGGCACTTGCTTTTTTTAAGATAAGGTTCTCCTCTTCAAGCTGCGCATTACGTTTTTGTAACTCTTGTATTTGCTTGGCAGTAAGTACAGAATTATCTTCGAGTCTGACTTGAGAATACTGTTTGATCCATTTTGCAAGCGCAGAAGCGGATACCCCATAGTCTTTACAGAGTTCAGACTGAGTTTTTCCAGTTTGATAAAGGTTGACAAGAGATTGTTTAAATTCTTCATCGTAGCGTTTAAATGTTGACATAGGTTGTCCTTTCGTTTTTGTGTCTTTTAAAATAGATTATAACACACAAAGTTTTGTCTACTTTTATAGTATACATCCATATTCATACAATTATTTGAAAAATGATCTTCTAGAGTTAGAAATTGATTTTCAATGCTTTCTAAAGGAGCAAATTAAATATGAGTCATCTATGAAAGAAGCGATATTCCAAAATGATAAAGAACATAAATGTTCTAGTTATTTTATAAAATCTATTTGTTTAATCTCCTATATTTTAATACATAATCCTCAATATACTCCATCTTTCGAAAGTTTTAATAGAATAATAAATTCAATTCCAACTATGGCATCTTTTGAAGAATTATCGGTACAGCTAAATACTTTAAATGGCACAGCTAATAAAACAACAAAAGAACTAGTACAGACATCCATTATCTCATTTAATTATACCAATCCTTTTGAAAATATAACTATCAGAAACATCCACGGTAGCTTATTCTCAAATAATATTATTTTCGGTATTGATTATGACAAACTAATTGGTTACTTTAACCAGCTACCAATTGACTTTTCAAAATCCTATAGAATTCTTGAAAGTGGTAACAAATCTGCTTTGACTATTACTTCTAACACTAATATTATTAAGTTTTACGGACACGGTCTAGGTCCTGCAGATTATGCATATTTTCAAGCTATTTTCGATACCGTTGATTTATATCACGGAAATACACATTTAGTGTTCTATTGGTCTGCTTATGATAAAGAATTAACAGATTATATTTATAAAGATTATGTGATGAATGTTGTAAATTTAATTGAAGAATACGGAAAAACTTTTACGAATCAAGATCACGGAAGAAATTTATTAACAAAGCTTCAACTAGAAAATCGTTTAAAAATCGAAGAAATTGATTTAGATTTTATATTCTCTTTTACACAAAATGACAGTTGACTTTCCGAAAAATACATATTTTTTGGAAAATAGCAACATCAATTCAGACTATATAATTATTAGTATTACAATTAAAATTAATCTTAAATAATTGAAATTAAATTCTTTTATAGTTTGTTTTTTGGAAAAATTTTGGATAGGATTTCCTAAAAAGAAATGGACATGCATTCCTCCAACTTTAGTTTATCAATCTCCAATCACTATCAATTTCATTTTTCGATATTATCCAAGGCTTATCAATTTTAAAAATTAGCATCTCACGATACTTGTCTTTTGAATCATAGTAGGAAAATCTTACTTCATCAAATCCTTTTCCATCTAAATCCTCCTGCCAAACCGCAAATTCTAACTCAAACCGTCTGATTTCATTTCCAGCCAATAAAAAACTGTATGAACTATTTTCGCCATAAAACTCCTGCATGCCGTTCTTCTCATAGCAATTTATTTGAACCGTTTTACCAATAAACTTTTTGGAATTATACAAAGACAGATTGATATTTCTTAAAATCTGTTTAGTTGACTTCATATTATGAATTTCTAACCATAATGGGACATCAAATATCAACCCTGATCTTCCTATACTATTTGTAAATCCCCAAGGTTTCCCTGTTGTTTTATTATAAACTGATTTAATATAAATTTTTACTTTCCCTTTATTAGTAAGTATTGAAGTTATTAAAGTTTGTGCAAAAAAACCTACCATTGTTGAAATCAGAGAAATCACAGAACCTAAAATAAGCATCAATACTTCGTGTTGTTGGAATAAATTCTTCACTAATATTTCCTCACTCAACTTTCATTAAATAATGTAAAAAATATTCAAGATACCTATCTTGAATATTTAAAACTATCAATATAGTTACACCTTAAAAACGACAATATGATCTTTACTGCGCACTACTGCGTTCTACTCTTTTAAACTATAATATTGATTTCTATCATTTTTACTAGTTCCATGCCATTTTAGAAGTCCCTTCTTCAGCATAATTTGTAATAACTTACCTGCATATCTCCTACTTCTTTCTGTAAGCTTCATAGCCTTAGCCGTTGTCATTTTTTCACCAGAATTATACATATAATGAAGAATTATCTTCTCATCATCACTTAAGTCAGTATAATATTCAAAGTCTTTTTCCATTCTATCCTCGACTCTAAGATGACGACTAACTATACTATTTTCAAGCGTTAGAACAACCTTGTTACCTGGTTCAGAATAAATTGGTTCATGTAAAAAGAAAGACTCCATCTCAGAATAAATACGCTTAACACCTTCATTCATTTCTCGAACCCACCCAAACTCAGTTAAAGTTCTTGCTATGCGAGGATTTCTTGAGAATCGCTCATGTTTAATGTTTTCCACTGTTACAATATTTGGGAGTTTTCCCGGACTATGAATTTCAAGACGATCATCAAACATCATAATGCGTATATAATCACAAAATATTGAGTAATTTCTATGCGTTACTGCATTTACAATTCCTTCAAACCATGCAAACTCAGGATATTCTGGTAATACTTGGAATTGTCCTTCATCATCTAAATATTGAAACTCTCTTAGTTGAGTTCTAACAAATTCTCTTACTTTTATAATGAGAGTAGGGAGAGCATCTTCGAAAGTTACATCTTTAACAACATTAAATTGACTTCCTGTTCCCATTGTAACACCATCAAAACGTAAAAAACGAACTCGAGCTTGAGGAAAGAAACTAGACGGATATTTACCAAAAAGTAAAATTGCAGCCTTAGTTAAACTACCATTAATCATTAAGCGTCTTGCTTTTAAAATTTCTTCTGTTGTTCGATTTTCACTATCAAATCTTTTCTTATACTCATTTACTAAATTTTCATCAATATCATCCAGACTTGCATCGGGAACTAGGTCATCTTCAAAGAAACGCTGTCCCTTATCATAGCTTAATTGGGTCCTTTGTTCGTAACTCAGTTTAACTGACTCATCACCTTGGCGCAAATATACCTCATCGTTTGGAGCTGTGATAACTTAATTTGAAGATAATTCTACAGAAACTATTAATATAAAATCATCCTCACCTTTATAGTTTTCTACCGAAACTCGTTTATATTTAATATTAAGAGGATTGTCACGCATTTCACGATCAATTTTTTCAAATTCTTCAATCGGATAAGCTCTACTATCTCTAAAACCTGTAATAATATTATTCTGTTTTTCATCTTCAATACCGATAACTAATTGACCACCATCGGCATTTGCAAATGCAATCAGATGTTTTAACAATTCTGACGGCTTTTTACGTGCACTTTTTCTATCTAAATATTGACTTGCTGGTGAAAATTGCCAATATGATAAATTTTGTTCCAT